AGATGAGGAATTTTACGTGTTTTTTTCTGAAAAGACTGTCCGACGAGCAAGTGAATTGTTTCTGCAAAAATCCAATCAAAATAATGCCACGATGGAACACGAGAAACAACTAACAGGAATGACAGTTGTTGAAAGTTGGATAATTGAAGATAAAAAAATGGATAAATCTGCAAAGTACGGATTTGATTTGCCGGTCGGAACTTGGATGATTTCGATGAAAGTTGAAAATGATGAAGTTTGGAAAGATGTGAAAGATGAAAAAATAAAAGGTTTTTCGATTGAGGGATATTTTGCGGATAAAATTCAGAACTCATCAAGCGTAGAAAATAATGAAATTATTAATCAACTTAAAAAATTACTAAATGGCGAAATTTAAAACACCAAGCAAGGCAAGTCCGAGAGAGGGCGCAACGAGAGGTTGCCTTTGCAAAGATGGGAAGTACAAAAAGAAATGTTGCGATGGAAGTTTGGAAGCGCAAGGAATAGGGAAAATTAGCGGAACAGGAATTGACGATGTTTCGACAAGTGAAGTGAATGGAGTGCGTACAATTGTGCGACAAAATAGTTGAAAATACAACAAACAAATTTAATTAAGTTATATTTATATGGATATGGATACAAAAAGATTAATTTACGAAAAGTTATTTAAAGAAAATAGACGTTTCAATTTTGCAATTACAGATGATATTCAAAAATTATCAAACGTTGCATCTAAAGAATTGGATGGTGCAGCTAAAGCAAGTAAGAAAGCTTTGGATGGAATTAACGATGCGATTAACGCGTACCGGCAAAATGCAATTTTATCAAAAGAAGTTCTAGGTAAAATTAATTTGATAAAAACACAAGCAAAAGAATTAGGCTTGGATTTGCCTTCAAACATTTTAAAAATAGAAACGGATTTAACAACAAATGTAAAAAATAGCACTTCTAAAATTTCAGATTTACAGTCAGCGAAAGGAAGTATCTAACAATTAAGTATATGAGCGAAATGAAAATATTAAACAAAGTACGTACCCTGTTGGGTATGGAAATCAAATTGGAATCCATGCTATTGAGCGATGGATTGACATCAATTGAAGCAGATTCTTTTGAAAGTGGAGTTGAGGTATTTATCGCAACGGCAGATGGTCAAATGATAGCCTTACCGATTGGTGAATATGAGTTGGAAGATTTGAGAATCTTGGTAGTAGTTGAAGAGGGTGTAATTGGAGAAATTCGCGACGCAGTTGAGGAGGTAGTTGAGGAAGAAATTCCAGTTGACGAAGCACCAGTCGAGGAGGAACTGAAACAAGAAGCGTCCGCACCAAAAAAAGAAATAGTAACAAGTTCAACAACAAAAGAAACGCATTTTTCAGAGGAAGTAGAATTGTTGAAAAAAGAAATAGAAGAGTTGAAAGTTCAATTAGCAAATCAAGATGAGGTGGCGGAATTAGTTGCACCCATTGAATTGGCAGAAGAGCCGAAAGCGATATCTTATAATCCAGAAAATGAATCTGTACAAAATATCATGCGCTACGCTACGAAAAGCGGTCGCACGACAATGGATTCAATATTGGAAAAAATGAATAAAATATAAAAAATATTAAAACTTAAAAATAAATTAAAAGATTATGGCTACAACAACAAATATTACAACTAGCTACGCCGGTGAATCGGCTGGGAAATACATAGCAATTGCAATCCTAAGCGCACCAACTTTAGACAAGGGCGGGATTACGGTAATGCCGAATGTAAAATACAAGCAGGTTATCAAAAAAATGTCCACAGATGGAATTATCAAAAACGCTTCTTGCGATTTCGACCCTACGTCAACAATTACATTGACTGAAAAAGTTTTACAACCTGAATCTTTCCAAGTTAATTTGCAACTTTGTAAATCTGATTTTCGTTCAAATTTTGATGCAATCGAAATGGGTTTTACAGCATTCGACGCTTTACCTAAAACTTTCGCTGATTTCTTAATCGCTCATGCTTCCGAAAAGGTTGCTGCTGGAATGGAAACTGCGATTTGGAGAGGTGAGAACGCAACGGCTGGTGAATTTGATGGTTTAATGACACAACTTACTACTGATGCTTCTTTACCTGCTGGTCAAGAAGTTGCTGGTGCGACTGTTACCGCTTCAAACGTTATTACTGAATTAGGCAAAATAGTTGACGCTTGTCCTGCTGCTATCTACGGACAAGATGATTTAAATCTTTATGTTTCTAACAATATTTACAGAGCATACGTTCGTGCATTGGGCGGATTCGCTGCTGATGGAGTTGGTGCTGCTGGATATGACAACAAAGGAACTAACCAAGTTCTAGGAGATTTATATTTCGATGGTGTTAAGGTATTTATGGCAAATGGATTAGCGGCGAATACTGCTCTTTTATCCCAAAAATCAAACCTTTATTTTGCAACAGGATTGTTGTCTGACATGAATGAGGTTCGAGTAATTGACTTGGCTGAAACTGATGGTAGCCAAAACGTTCGAGTAGTAATGAGATTTACTGCTGATGCGAAATACGGATTTGCGGAAGATGTTGTTTCTTACGGAATCGAGAACGCTGCTAACTAATTAGCAACACAAATTGAATTAATAGGGGTAGGTAAATTGCCTACCCTTTTTTTATAACTTTTAAAACTTAAAAAATTATGGCATGTGAAATTGCAAATGGTAGATTGGAGGTATGTAAAGATGCCGTTGGTGGTATTGATGCGGTGTACTTCGTGAACTATGGCGATATTTCGGGCGTGGTTTATGATGCAGCATTTCCAGAGGATATAGATACAGTTGCGGGTGTTACCAGTCTTTACAAATTTGAATTAAAAGGTACAAATACCTTTGACCAAGTTATCACGACTTCAAGAGAAAATGGGACTAGCTTTGTTGAGCAAACCCTGTCAATTATCTTGAAAAAACAAGATAGCGCAACACATAAGAGTGTGAAATTACTATCTTATGGCAGACCGAATGTTATTATCAAAAACAGAAATAACCAATTCTTTTTGGCTGGTTTAGATCATGGAATGGAATTAACAACAGCAAATGTTTCTAATGGTACTGCGATGGGCGACCTTAACGGCTACACATTAACGTTTGTTGGACAAGAGAAATTAATGGCAAACATCATACAGGTTTCTACGGAAGTAGCTTTGGCGACAGCGTTTGGGGCTGCGGGTATCGTTGATATTTAATCTATTTTCTTTTTACTTTATAAAAGGGGTAGCTTCGGTTGCCCCTTTTTTTTGCATATAAAACAAAAAGATAGGTTTGTGGTTAATAAGTATATGATAGTATTACAAACTGTTTTAACTCCTCAAAATATCAACTGCATTCCACGTGGTGCGTTCGATATTTTAGAGGTTACAGACGAACAAACAAATGTTACTGTAATTGTGCCTATACTTTCAACCACATACGGCGACTATGTTACTACTTTAAATGCCGAATTTGCTTTAGTTGAAAATCATTTTTATACTTATGAATTAAAGCAAGGAACGAACATCATGTTTAAAGATAGAATTTTCTGTACCGACCAATCAACGGTTGCATTTTCAGTAAATAACGATCAATATATTTCTAACACAACGACAAACGATTTCATAGTATATGAGTAATATCCATGTAATGCAATTATCGGCATATACCACACCTACTATTCAAGAATCCAAAAGAGATGAATGGGTGGAATTTGGCGAGGACAATAATTATTATCAATTTCTGATTGACCGATATACAAATTCGACAACAAATAATGCTATTATAAACAATATTTCTAGGCTTATTTACGGAAAAGGATTGAGTGCTTTGAACGCCAACTCAAAACCAAATGAGTATGCTCAAATGATGGCATTGTTTAATAAGGACTGTTTGCGTAAAATTGCAATGGACAGAAAATTATTGGGTCAATTTGCTTTGCAAGTTCACTATGATGAAAAGCACGAAAATATATTAAAAGCATTTCACATTCCCGTTAATTTAGTTCGTTCTGAAAAGTGCAATAAAGATGGCGAAATAACTGGATATTACTATTCTGATAATTGGACAGAAACAAAGAAATTCACACCTCAAAGATTTTCCGCTTTTGGATATTCTAAAGATAAAATAGAGATACTATATTCCAAACCTTATGCCGTTGGAATGAAATACTATGCTTATCCAGATTATCAAGGCGCATTGCCTTACGCTTTATTGGAAGAAGAAATAGCCGACTATTTGATTAATGAAGTTCAAAACGGATTTTCAGGAACAAAGGTCGTTAATTTCAATAATGGCGTACCCACTTTAGAGCAACAAGAGATAATATCAAGTAAGGTTCTTAATAAATTAACGGGTTCAAGAGGTCAAAAAGTTGTTATTGCCTTTAATGACAATATGGACACCCGTACAACGGTTGACGATATTCCTTTGAATGACGCGGCAGACCACTATACATTTTTATCGGAGGAGTGTTTACGTAAAATAATGCTAGGACATAACGTAACAAGTCCGCTACTTTTTGGGGTTGCTAGTTCAAACGGTTTCAGCTCAAATGCTGATGAACTTAAAAACTCGTCAAATTTGTTTGATAATATGGTTATTCGACCAATTCAAGATGAGATTTTAGAAGCATTGGATAGCGTTCTAGCTTTCAACGGAATTTCCTTAAAATTATATTTCAAAACATTACAGCCATTGGAATTTGTTGACTTGGAGAATGCAGTTTCCGATGAGCAAATAGCGGAGGAAACAGGCGTTGATGCAACTGAATTAAGTTCAGATTTCGATGATAAGATAGCGCAACAATTAATTGATTTGGGAACAGACCCTGACGAAAATTGGCTTTTAATAGATGAATATGCAGTCGACTATGATTCTGACGATTCGGAAAATGAACTACTTTCTAAAGGATATTCGCAAAGTTTACTTTCTAAGATATGGCAGTTTGTTGAGAGTGGAATGGCACGACCCAATATCACAAGCAAACAAGATAAGACAATTAATCAAATAAAATATTTAACAAGATACGTTTATGCTGGAGAAACTTCTAGCAAATCCAGAGCATTTTGCCGTAAAATGATTGACGCAAAAAAGATTTACAGAAAAGAGGATATTGTATCAATGGAAGCTCAAACGGTAAACGCTGGGTGGGGACCGGAGGGTGCAAACACTTACGATATTTGGAAATATAAAGGCGGGGGTTCGTGCCATCACAGATGGAATAAGCAGGTTTATGCTGAATTTTCAGGCGTTGGAATAGATATTAATAACGGAAAAACTAGACAGGTCGCTGTTGCCAAAGCTGCTGCGCTCGGGTACGTTGTCAAGAATGACAAACTGGTAAGTACCTTGCCTGTCGATATGCCGAATAACGGATTTTTACCAACAAATAAAAGAAATTAGAAATGGCATTTGCACTACTTGTAACGAAAAATGACATCGTAAAATATACGGCTATCAATGGGAATGTGGATAGCGACAAATTTATTCAGTTTGTTAAAATATCGCAAGATATACACATCCAGAATTATTTAGGAACTAAGTTGTTGAATAAAATTCAAGCGGATATTATAGCGGGAACTTTAACAGGAAACTACAAATCTTTGGTTGATGTTTATGTAAAGCCTATGCTTATTCACTGGTCGATGGTGGAGTATTTACCTTTCGCTGCTTACACGATAGCGAATAAGGGAGTGTACAAACACAACTCCGAAAATGCTACAAACGTAGACAAAAATGAAGTGGATTTTTTGCTTGAAAAAGAAAGACAAATAGCGCAACATTATACCGAAAGATTCATTTCTTACATGAGCTTTCATCGGGATTTATTTCCAGAATACAATTCAAATAATAGCGAGGATATGTACCCCGACACGACAAATAATTTCACAGGCTGGTTTATTTAACTATGAAAAAAATATATATCCCAAAATTGGAAAATGTAGAAAAATTAAGAATCCTACTAACAAAAATAGAAAAGAATGGCAAATGAAATAGGATGGGGTCAAGGTGCAAATACTAATGAAATTGGTTGGGGTCAAGGTACTGCGAATGATATTGGCTGGGGTTTTATCCACTATTTAAGCATATCACCCGAAACGGATTTGGTCGGTAACTTGTTTTTGCCTTTCCAAATTAGAGTATTGGCAGATGGCGGAATTCTTGAAGCTAAACAATGCCTAAACGAAACAATTAAAAATCTGAAATCACTATGAGTTTAT